CCATTGTGTCGTTCTCCTGTCATTCAGTTGGTGTTACCGTGGTCATGTGAGCCCACGAGATGGCCAGCGCTTCGGTGGTTACGCTGGCCGCTGCTGGGCTCACAGGAACAAGAGAAGAAGGGGGACAGTGAAGATGCACACGACTGCGATCAGTTCACCAATGATTTCGATGGCCTGTCTCATGCTGCCACCTCATCAGCTGTCTGATCCTTAGCCCACTCCACACAATCTGCGGTAAGGTCTTTGGTCAGCTGTGCCAGTGCATCCTTGCTCAGTGCTGCAACGATAGATTTCTGAGCGTGACCATAAGAACAGGAGGCATCTGCCGCTGTGAACTTGGTAAACTCTGAGATAATAAAGGTGCGCAGTTGCTTGTCATTAGATGTGAGCAAAGCCTGCAAGTTGGCTGCGCGGTGCTCTTCGCCCTTGTAGCTGCCTTCGATCCAAAGGCTGAAGTGTCTACGCACGATGTGGTTGGGGTCTGTGAGGTCGCCGACTAAGTCTTGGGCGATGCGTTGTGTTGCTGTAAGTGTCATTCGATCAGTCTCCTTTTTGTGAAGGAGTGCTGAAGTCTCACGAATGGTTGGTGGTGTTCTGCGATTGTCGCCGCTTGGTTACTACAGGGGGAGTTACAGTCCCCTGCCACACCTTGCGGCCTGTCGCCCACTAACTAAACGTAGAGCCTTCGGCCTCCGTACTACTCTTGAATCACAATCGTGAGTCCCCCGCAAGAACTTTTTGCACTCTGAGTCAAACTTTCTGCACTAAGGGGGCTTCTGTCCACCTATAGAAGGGGAAGCGGGACTGATAGCGCCGCGGGAACACTAATAGTCGACCAAAGCCCAAGAGCTGGAGTGCTATTAGATGACCCAAGAAACATCCTCCTTGATAACACCAATCATTAGAGAACTAAAGAACGTCCAGAGCTGACCTTAGTCAACTATAGTAACAGTCAGGTATCAACTGCTGTGTGTGTGTAGTTGTGTTGCTGAGGTGGTTGCTTAGGACAACCAAGGTAGACCACCTCACCATTGAGTCTGTTGGTCCCTTGGTCCCCACCTATCGAGCAAGAGAGAACCGAAGACATGCTCAGAGCAATCGTTAGACGACTGAAGATAATCTATCTGTCATGTGCTGCCTATGAGCATCATAGGCTTGCCAATAGAGCTGCTGATCAACTGCGGATGCACTCGACCAAGACACTCAAGGACATCGGCATCACTCGTGGCACTATTAGTTCTGCTGCACACCACAAGTGTCCTTGGTGTAGTGATCAGGTGTGGCAAGAGTGGATCAAGTGAGCTGGTGTAGCTGTTGGATAACCTGAGTTAGCTAAGGTGGCTAAGGCTGACTGGTGTTGACTAAGGCTGTCCCAATCTGTGTTGAAAAGTCTAAGCCCCCAGCCAAACAAATTTCCCGTCGGCTAATGTCAACCAATGTCACCTCGTGTGTAGATCATAGGCCCCCACCAGTGGGACCATACATCCCTCGCACCACAGATGCTATAGATTGCAAGGGGTTAGCTGTTAGGGTCAATCGTTTCGGTAGGTTCCCTAGGCAAAAAAGACCCCCCGCACCCTCAGAAACAAAAGCAACTTCAAAATACAGGGCTAAAGTTCTTGTTGTTGTTGTTGTTGTCGGCCTCTTTGAAGCAGGCTCACCTATAGAAAAAAGGAACCCAAGATGGGCCTCGAAACTGGAACTTACATAGACAGCCTCGTGATTACGAACCCAGCGTCAACTGACGGTCTCGCGCAAGCTGACGACCACATCCGCCTGATCAAGAGTACTCTAAAGAATACCTTTCCCAACCTCACTGGTGTAGTCACTGTCACGCAGGCAGACCTAAACAACACAACGTCTATCCCCAGCACCCTCACTGACCTTGGCATCACTGATGGCAATGCTAGTGGTCAAGTGCTTACAACAGATGGCAGTGGTAACTTTAGCTTTACTTCGTTGCCTGCGGCCACTCCAGACACCAACTACTATGTGACTGGTGGCTCTGTCAGTGGCACCACGTTGACCCTCAACCGCCAAGGACTTGGCAGCGTAAGTATCTCAGGACTTCCTGCTGCTGTGACCAACAACAACCAGCTGATTAATGGCGCTGGCTACATCACGTCTCAGTACACCCCGCCTACAAGTGTTGGTGCAGTTGGTACTTATGCGTTTCTAGTGCGTAACTCTAATACCGCCTCAATAACCGAGGGTCAGAGTATCTCTGGTTCTAGCTTGGTCTACGGTTCAGTCGATGCGGTGAACCCCTACATATACGAAACTTTGGTGTATGGTCAGTCTGGCACTTCTCCTTCTGGAACTTGGAGGGCGATGGGTAAGACTACATCGACCCTCGCCACCAAAGGCACTGTTTACTTGAGGATTTCATAATGAGCATCACAGTCACAGAAGTGCGTAATGCAAAGTCACTACAGTCTGACAACCTCCGTATGGACGTTGAGATAAACCACCCCGACTACGGGTGGATACCTTATACTGTAGACCCCTCCGACACTGATACCACAGTTGACAACGCTGCTATCCTAGCTCTCGTTGGTGGTAACTTTAGTGCATATGTTGCTCCTACCCAAGCCGAGCTTGATGCTGCTTTAGCTGCTCAAGTCAGGGCTCAGAGAGACAGTCTTCTGGTGGCGGTAGATGTAGTTGTTAGCAACCCTCTGCGCTGGGCAGACCTATCCTCAGACAAGCAAACTGAGTGGACTGTGTACCGCCAAGCACTGCTTGATGTCCCTCAGCAATCTGGGTTCCCAAGCACAGTAGCTTGGCCCTCAGCAGTCACTTAGACTTAACCTACAGTAAGGAACTCAGGCCATGCCTAACCTACCAATCCGTGGACTAGGGTCCGTGGGCGTGGTCACTGATGTTGACCCCTACAACCTCCCTATCAACGCCTTCACTAGAGCCAAGAACGTAAGGTTTAACGAAGGTTCCGTACAGCGTGGTCCCATCATGCGTGGTGTGGCTGACATCTCCTTTGACCCTGTGTTTACCTACGGTATCACTTCGCTCTCAGGCTTTGACACAGTGTTGGTCGTAGATGATGTGTTTGATGTCCGTGAGTTCTCTAATGGAACCTTTACTACTAGGAAGACCACATCCGGCGCAGCGTCTTCTATCCCCGCAGTAACAGCAACAACCCTGTCTGACGTTCAGTATCTCAGCAGGGACGATCAGACACCCATATCTCGCACACCCTCCCAGACTAACTTTACTGATTTACCTAACTGGCCCACAGGGATGCGTACAACCGCTCTAAGGTCTTTTGGTGATTTCTTGTTGGCTCTGGGCACCGTGGAAAGCAACGTGGCATACCCGAACCGTGTGAGGTTCTCTGACCCCGTACTGGCCAACCAAGTACCTACTACATGGGATGAGACTGATCTTACCAACAGTGCTGGCTTTAACGACCTCGTGCAGATGAAGACCCCTATAGTTGATGGTGCTACTCTAGGCCCTAACTTCCTTGTGTATTCACAGGACCAAGTGTGGATGATGGAGTTCGTAGGTGGTACGTTTATCTTTAACTTCCGCAAGGTCTTTGATGACGCCGGAGTAATCAACCAGAACTGTATAGTTGAGGTAGAGGGTCGCCACTATGTCTTTGACCGCGATGACATCTATGTGACTGACGGCAACTCCCGCAGCTCTATTTGCGATGGTCGCGTCAGGGACTACATATTCAATGGTATTGACAACAGTAAGCATGATGTCTGCTTTGTGATGCACAATTCTACTCTTGAAGAGATATACTTCTGTTACCACAGCGGTGACGATATGGCCGTATATACGGATGGTACATCCTGTAACCGTGCAGCAGTCTACAACTACAAAGAGGACGTTTGGTCATTCCAAGATTTACCAAATGTAATCACAGGCACTGAAGCTAACGTAAATTCTGTGTTCTCCTATGCTGATGCAACCCAGTCCTATGAGACTATTGGTGGCTCTTACCATGCTCAGGAGAGCCCCTACGCTAGGCACTCAATCGTCATATCAACAGTAGGCGCTGGTGTAACTCAAAGTAAGCTCTACGGCATAGACCTAGCTGACAATGGCTCTCTAGCCTTTGGTGTAGACACTACGCACTCTCAGCCCTTCCTACTTGAGCGCCAAGGCATAGACCTAGACGAACAGGGCATACCCCTGTCTGGCTACAAAGTAATCAACAAGATTTACCCTCAGATAAGCACAGGCAATCCTGATGGCCTCTTCAAGTTTACTTTTGGTGCAGCTGACACTCCAGCGGCCACCCCTAGCTATGGCTCTGAAGTAACTTTCGACAGCAACACTGGCTACAAGTTGGATACACGGATGGCTGGTAGATACCTGAGCTTCAAAGTGACTAGCGACAACCTCAAGGACTTCAACTTCTCAGGTATGGACACAGACATCATTGTCACTGGTCGGAGGTAACTATGGCTCTATCAGACAAGCTGAACCTTATCGTTAATCGGTATGTGAGGCGGCAGTTACCTACACTCAGGAATGATGACGTAGGACGTTTTCTACAAGAAGAACTAAGAGAGTTAGAGGCATCTATACAGTCTCTAGCAGACGCATCTGTCCAAGTGACAGACCGTGAGCCCGAAGGTTTACGGAAGGGGATGGTACGCTATGCGGTGTCCCCTTGGAACCCTCTGGGCAACGGAACTCAAGGACTGGTTGTTTACAACGGTACTGCTTGGGTCGCTGTCTGAATCACATTAAGAAGGATACACATTATGTGGGGCGCAATAATCGGCGGTGCCATGGGCCTTATGGGCGCAAACAAGCAAGCCAAAGCACAAGACGCAGCAACAGCAGCCCAAATGGCTGGCTTTAACCAATACAAACCTTATGTGGACGCCAACTTATCTGGTGCCTCTAGTGCCCTAGATGGTGTACTTGCAACTGGTGCATACACTGGCCAAACCCTAGCTGGCCCCAACCAGTTCCAGACGGGCACTGCCACCAACATGGGCAACATAGGCGGCAACCTCCAGAACTCTGGTTACGACATGATGGGCAACACGTCTGGCTTTGGCTCCAATGCCAACGCTCTGTTCAATCAGTACCAAGGCATGGCCAACTCTGCACAAGGTGATCGTCTTGCTACAGCTATGGACTACGCCAGTGCCAACGCAAACCCGTTGGTTGACGCTGCGATGCGTGATGACCGCCGCAACCTCCAAGAGAACACCCTGACAGGCATCGACCTTGCAGCAAGTGGCTCAGGTAACATGAACTCCAGCCGTGCTGGTGTAGCCGAAGCAGTAGCCCAGCGCGCCTTTGATGACCGTCAAGCTGATGTCGCCTTAGACGTACAAGACAGGCTCATTGACCGCAGCCTTGCCCAACAGGCACAGCAGTTCTCTGACCAAGGCAATGCGTTGCAAGGTGCAGGCATGGCCAACGAAGGCATCCAGAATGCTTACACTCAGGGTCTCAATACACTGGGGCAGGGTGCTAACTTCGGTATGAACGCAGGCAACGCACTACAAGGCTATAACCAAGCGGCACTCAACGATGCACAGGCTGCTTTTGAGCGCCAGCGTGACTTTGAGATGCAGCAGCGCCAAGGCTTCCAGTCTGGTATTCTAGGGAAGGCTCCTAACTCAAGCCAATCTGTACAAGCCAACAAGGTTGACCCATTCCAAGCTGCCTTGGGTGGTGCCATGAGTGGCTTTGGGTTCCAACAGCAATACTTCCCTCAGCAGCAAGCCAACACGGCTTGGGCCTCGAATGCAGTAGGCAATGTAGGCAACAACCCACTAGGCCTTACCAAACCTAGCTTTAGTTTTTAGGAGGTAACTAGTATGGAACCTTTAATCCCTAATAGCATTCAAAATGCAGTAGACGCCTCTGGTTTAACTTTGAATGAGTATCTAAAAACATTAAGCGCCGCAGATAGAGCAGACGTTGAAGACCAAATTCGTGTGTATAGCGAACTGCGTCCTGAGCAAATTGCAAGGCAGAACAAGAACAATTTTATTAACAGTACGATCGCTGGCCCTCTCCCAGAGGTAGCTATGCCTGTCCTCTCCACTGGAGCTGCTGTAGAGCCTTCACAAGACCCTCTACTCACACATCCTACTTTCATTACTATAGCGCAGTCCCAAAACAAAACTCCGCAAGAATATTTAGATAGCCTAAGTCCTATAATGCTGGAGAACTCCAGAAAGATACTTCTGGGTGTTGAACCTCAGCCACAGACACAGCCAGACGCACAGCCACCAGTCCTTCAGACAGCCGTAGACCCAGCATCTCGTGCAGGCGAAGAGCCGGGTGTACTCACACGCAATGAGCAAAACCTTGTCCAAGAGAACATTGGTGAGCGCCAGTTGCTAGAGAAGCGCATTGCTAATCTTGAAGGCTCTGTGGACACACAAGCAGATGTTGCACGGCTTCAGCAAATGAAGAAACGTCTAGTTGAACTAGGCGGCAGTGTCGAAAGTAACCAAAGCACACCCCAGTATGATGCAGCAGCTGAGGCATACTTAAAGCAACTACGCGGTCAACAAGAACAGGCAGCAGCAGTTGCTCCAGATGTAAGAGCGGCAGAAGCGGAGCTTGCAAGCACCACAGGACTACTATCTTCTGGTACATTGCCACCTGAGATGATGGCTAGTGTGCAGGCTCGTAGAGCAGCAGCAGAGGCCGCACTTGTCTCTGGCAACGCAGCTCGTGATGCTCGTGTTGCTGATGTTACTGGCGGCACTTTATCAGTAGAAAACCCAGTAAACGGCAATGTCGCTAGTAGCTACGGCCCTATCCTTCAGCCTAACCCTAACGAACAGCCGGGTGCAGACCCTGCGATGTACACTTCAGTACCCGCACTGACACCTAACCCGTCTGCTATGGGTGCAGCTGATCCTTATGCACCTCCAGCATCCACTGTAGACTTCGCAACTCTGGAAGCTCAGAACTCTAAGAGCCCAGTGCTTATCAACACTACCACTCCAACCCCTACTACTACTACTACTACTGCAAATACACAGACTAATGCTGCGCCAGTCTTAGGCACCAAAAGCTCAACTGCCACTCGTACACCAGCCCTCTCAAGAGGCGCAGGTAACATGACAGCCAATGCCCGTGGTTCCGCTCTAGGTATAACTCCAAGAGGCGAAAGCCTCATTCGCATCGGTGGCGCTATGTACTCAGGTGCTCTTAAAGGCGATGGTCTTGGTGCCGCTACTCGTGAGTATGGTTCCATACAGGATGCCAATCGCAAGGCGGAAGTCGATGCTTACAACAAGGCTGATACAACACGC